TTAATAGACCATTCAGAAACATTAATAAGAATCAAATAGTAAACTCAATCAACGAAAAGAATTGTTTAGTTGAATTAGAATTTTCTCTAGGTAGTAAAGAGTATATAATTAAACGTGGAGTTAAACCTGCTATATTTGAAATCTATATTGATGGTAAACTTGTCAATCAAGATTCTCATATAAAAGACTATCAACAGTATCTTGAAAAACAGATCTTAAAGTTTAATTTCAAAGCGTTCTGCCAGATAGTAGTTCTCGGAGCATCAAACTTTACTCCATTCATGCAATTGAAGCCAGCAGATCGTAGATTGATTGTAGAAGGACTTCTGGATATAGAAATCTTTTCTGTGATGAATTTACTTTTGAAGCAGAGAGTGACTAATATTAAAACTTCTATAGTTGAAAATGATTATGCGATATCACTAGCCAAAGAAAAAATTGTAGTTCATCAAAGATATCTTGAAGAAATCAGTAAAGATAAAGATGAAAAGATTAAAGACAACCTAGTTAAAATTGAAGAGAATAAACTTCAGATAGTAGATATACAAAACAAGAACAAAGAACTATTATCACAAGTAGTAGAATTGGAAGCTAAACTTTCTTTTAAGAAAGAAGTTGAAGCTAACATATCAAAGGTTCAACGGATATCAAGTAAGCTTAATGACAATGTTAAGAAGTTTAACAAAGAAATAACTTTCTATGAACAGCATGATAGTTGTCCAACTTGTCAACAGGAAATTAAACCAGACTTTAAGACTTTAGAAATTCAAAAGAAGAACGATAAGATTGAAGAATGTAATCAAGGTTTGTTACAAGTTCAAAGTAATCTGGAAAAATTAGATTCTAAGTTAGCAGATGCTCGTAAGATTGAATCAGAAATGGAAGTGATTCAATTACAAGTTCAAAAACATAACAGTACAGTAGATGCTATCAATCAATTCATTAAACGTATTGCCAAAGAAACTTTAGAGTTAAAAGATAGTGTTGCGTCCACACAAGATGTTGCCATTGAAGATCTAAACAATCAAATAGAAATATTAAACAAGAAGAAAGAAAATTTCTCAATAGAAAGAGCAGTTAATGATCTAGCATCTTCACTACTTAAAGATAGTGGAGTTAAAGCAAAGATTATTAAACAATATCTTCCATTGATTAATAAGTACACCAATCAATTCTTAACTGCAATGAATTTCTTTATTACATTTTCCATTGATGAAGAATTTAATGAATGTATCAAACATCGTGGTAGAGATGATCTATCATATGCTAATTTTTCGGAAGGCGAAAAGCAGAGAATAGATCTTGCTCTATTATTCTGTTGGAGAAAGATTGCTAAGATGAAGAACAGCGTAAACACTAATCTATTAGTTCTGGATGAAGTTCTTGATAGTTATCTGGACACAAGTGCTACTGAGAATGTTCTCCAACTGGTTAATTCAGAATTGTTTAAGGATACAACGTATTTGTTATTTCTCATAAAGAAAGCATAGCAGATAAGTTCCATGCAAATATTCGCTTTACAAAAAGCAAAAATTTCAGTATAATAGAATAATGATTATCTTTGAGGTAAAAAACATGAGCAGTGAGCCAAAAATTAGCAATGCTATATTAGTCAACGAGTTCACAGAATTTGGAGTGAAATCATTTAAAGCAGATTTTGATTCATTGAAGAATAGTAATATTCCAATCATACCAATTCTAATTGATAGTTTTGGTGGTGAAATTTATTCATTACTTGCTATGTTAGATATTATGGTAAGTTCTGATAGACCTATTGCTACAATCGCATTAGGTAAAGCAATGTCGTGTGGTAGTATATTACTTGCTTGTGGTTCTCCTGGACTAAGATTTATCGGGCCACATTCTACTGTTATGATTCATGATGCTGGTTCAGTTTCATTTGGTAAGATAGAAGATCTAAAAGCAGATGTTGGAGAAGCTGAAAGATTAAACAATAAAATCTTTGGTATACTTAATGAAAAGTGTGGTAGACCACAGGGATATTTTCAGAAGATTGTAGCAGAAAAGAAACACGCCAATTGGTATTTAACTCCAGAAGAAGCATTGAAGCATGGTGTGGTTGATAAGATTGGTATACCTATTTTAGATCATGGTTTTAATTTAGATATAGCAACTGGCAAAGAGAAAAAAGATGACAAAAAGAAAAAAGTGGTTTTACGAAAGAGCGGACGAGTTCCTAGAAAGCCCCGTAAATAAAACTTTTGAAGAAGTTTTGTGGATGTCTGATGAACAGTTTGCCAACTGGACGAAGGACGTGCGTGAAACAGTTATCAAGATTTGGGATGAACAGGGTCAACCTCCTCGCGTTGGTTTACTTGAGAAGGAAATTAAAGAACAGTTTCGCCAGATGTCTCCTTTTCAAGTTGAAAAGTTTCTATGTAAAGATGAATTGACTGATGATAAAAATGTAATTCGTAATACTAGTATCGTAGGTAATGCTTGCAATCAATGGTTTCCTACCATGATGGCAACTCGCATTAATTATACTTCAGATGTTAAAGGTGGTCTATCAATCTATGATCACTTCAAAAGACCTGAACTATTAAAGAAGATGATTACATATGGTAGAAGACATTTCAAGAGAGATTCCTTTTATCATTATTCTAATCCATTAAGGGTGTTTGATTCTTCTTGGTCTAAAGCTCAAGTAAGTGAATATCTTTCAATGTTTCTTTTTGCTGCTTCAGATGCAACCGAATGGATAACAAGATTTGAAAAAGACTTTAGAAAGACTGGTGAATGGGATTACTGGATTCAACCAGTCAAAGATGATGCTGAATATTCTGGATATGGTGGGGATTTAACAAGAGTTAAATGGCACAGATTAAGTAGAAAACAAATTGATGATATGGGTTCGCTCATACCTGATAAATGTAAAACTGTAATGAATGATGTTGAAACAGATATCTTTCAGGTTAGGCCATTCAAGTTAGGTCAAAAGATATTTCCTTTAGGTATCAAAGCTTATAGAATTTCAGTATGTCAATATGCTGTAAACTTTCCACCACTAACAGCAAAGTTTTTATATGAAAAATATTTGAAGGGTAAAGAAGAAGCAATCGTTTGGGATCCTTCTGCTGGATGGGGTGGCCGTATTCTTGGTGCTATGGCAGTGAAGCCAGAGATAGTAAAACATTTACATTACATTGGTACAGACCCTAACACAGATCACAACACTGATAATGGAAGAACTAAGTATCATGAGGTAGCAGATTTTTATAATAATCAAAAACTTGCTGGAGTTATATTAGACGAAGATAAACTTATGAACACATATGAAATCTATCAGTGTGGTTCAGAGGTAATGAAAGATCAAGAAGGTTTTCAAAAGTATAAAGGTAAAGTTGATTTGGTGTTTACATCTCCACCATACTTTGCTAAGGAAGTATATTCAGAAGATCCAGGACAGAGCGCAATCAAGTTTGATACATATGATACATGGCGAGAAGGTTTTCTAAAACCTACTTTAGAAACTGCTGCCGAGTGGTTAAAGCCTGGAGGATATATACTTTGGAATATTGCTGATGCTAAATTTGGTGGCCAGATGTTGCCGCTTGAAGGTGACTCAAGAAAAATTATAGAGTCATTAGGTTTTGAGTATGTTGAAACTATGAAAATGGCATTAGCTCAGATGCCTGGCGGTAATAGAATTGATACGGATGAAGGTACACCAATGGCAAAGAATTTTTGTAAGCTTAGAGAAGCTGGAGATGGTGGTAAAGGTAAAAATGGAAGATCGGCATGGTTTAAGTATGAACCGATTTTCGTTTATAGAAAAATATGATTGAACTATTAGGATATCTTGGAGCATTGCTACTTACTTTAAGTGCTGTGCCTCAATTGGAGTCTCCAGTTAGGCTTTAACAACGTTTTTCACCTTTTTCCACGGTAAAACGTGATACCTACCACGTTTTACTATGATAGCTTGCGGTTAAACTCACGATTTTGTATAATTCAATAGTAAGCGCATTAATTGTAACCATGTGTATAAAATACAAGCGTAAGTAGCTGATATCACTCACTGAAATAAAAATGGATTATAGGGTTGACAGGTGGTCACAATCTGTGATATACTTATAGTATAGACAATCAGAGGTGATTAGTTATGAATGATATTAAATCAGTACAAGATAGAAAACGAATTGCAGTTAAAGAAGCACTAGCAAAGCTCATGGCTACTGAGAATATTATAGTAGAACATGCACCAATTCCTACAGCCGCTTTTGATCTTGTTAATCGCAAGCTTTTAATTCCTCTCTGGAAAGATATTTCTGAAGATGTCTATACACTACTAATTTCCCACGAAGTAGGTCATGCATTATACACTCCGCAAGCTGAGTGGATGAAAGCAGTTAAAGAAACTGAAAACAAAAATTATAAACAAGTAGTAAACATTGTTGAAGATGTTAGAATTGAAAAGATGATTCAATCTAAGTATCCTGGAACTGTACGTTCTTTCAAAGCTGGTTACGATGAATTGGAAAAACAAGATTTGTTTGGTACTCAAACATCTAAAAAAGAAATTAAAGATTACGGCATTCTTGATCGTATCAATCTACATTACAAGCTTGGACATTATGGTTATGTAAATGTTCCATTTGCTGAAGAGGAAAAATCTTGGTTGTCTGAAATTGATAACGCAAAAACTTTTCCACAAGTATTAGAAATTTCAAAACGTCTTTTGAAGTATGCTGAAGAAGAAGCTGAAAAGAAAGGTGAAAGTTTGGAAGAACAAGAAACTACTCAAGGTGATATTACTATCAATGCTGATAGCAAAGAACTTGCAGATGCAATTGAAAAGCAATTGAAAGAACAAAATCCTTCGGATGGTTCTGGTCAAGGTCAAAAAGTTACTATCACACATCCAGATCCTAGTGCTCCAAAATCTGGTGATCAACAATCTGCTGATGGTAAAGAAAAATCAGAAGAAAATTCTAAGAGTGAAAAATCTGGAACTGGTAATGAACAGGGTAAACCGAATCCAATAGTTATCTCAGTTACTCAAGATAATTTTGATAAAAAATTAGCTCAATACGTAGACTTAACGAGTCAAGTTGATACTATCAATATTCCAGAATTCGATTTGAATAAAATCATAATTGATTATAAAGTAGTTCTTAAGCAATTGAGAGAATACTATAATCGTAATGATATCTATTCTGCTAAAGCTCAAGAGTATTTGAGTCAATTCAAAGCTAATAATAAACACGTTGTTAATCAACTAGTAAACCTCTTTGAAATGAAGAAGAAAGCTAGTTCAGATGCAAGGGTATTAATCTCTAAGACTGGAATCCTTGATACTAATAAGGTCCACGGTTACAGATACAATGAAGATATTTTCCGCAAGGTCACTAATACACCTAATGGAAAAAATCACGGTTTGGTAGTATTCATTGATATGTCGGGTTCAATGGTTCCACATATGGCTGGAACTTATGCACAGATGATTAACATCGCAATGTTTTGTCGCAAAGTAAATATTCCATTTGATGTTTATGGTTTTACTGATGTTGGTGCAAGCCGTGGTCAATCATATAGCTACAACTATGATCCAATCGGCCCAATCGGCACTAAGAAAACTGGAAATGTTTTCTTAAATGGTTCTTTCAGTCTAAGAAATTATCTTTCAAGTAGAATGACATTACACGAATATAATGATATGCTTGAATGTTTAATGTGTGTTATGTCACATTATGTTAAACGTAAAGATGATTACCCTTATTTTGGTTTACCTAATTGTGAATCGCTTGGTGGTACACCATTAAATGAAGCTATCATTAGTGCAATGCAGATTGTTCCTAAGTTGAAAGCTAAACATAATTTGGATATCATTCATACGGTTGTCATAACTGATGGTGATGGTACTTCCGGAATCAATTATTTCAATAATGATTCTAATGGTAAACTAAGTGAAGTTTGTGCTAATCGTGCTAATCGTGATACTAAGAAAATTTATTGCAGATATAAGAATTCATCAAGAACTTGGGATTTGACTAATGTTAAGAATCGTAGCAATGGTTCCAGAGCTAGGGATTTTACTGCTAATCTTATTGAGATGTATAAAGATATCACTGGTGCTAAAATGATCGGGTTCTTTGTATGTGATAAGAATAGCGCAAAGTATCAGATCGCATCCATGAATTATGGTGAGACACAAGAAACTATTGAACGTGCTAAAAATCAATTTGATGATAAGCAATTTGCTGAAGTTAAAAAAGATGGTTACGATAGCTACTATATAATTCCAGCAGGTCAAGATCTTTTAACCTCTAGTGAAGATATTGAATTCAGTGATACTACTGCTAAGAGTGCTATTCATAATCAGTTTGTTAAAGCATTATCGAAGAAGAAGAATTCCAGAATCCTGCTAGGTAGGTTCATAGACCACATAGCGTAAGTAGCTGATTCCATTAAGGTGGAATAAGTGCTTGACAGATAGGTATGGAACGTGGTATAATAGTATTATAAGATAAAGTTGTTATTTTAGAGGTGAAATAATTGTTATGACAAGTAAGAAAAATCCAGATAGTTTGGTACAGAATATAACTTCTGCCGCTGAACATAAAGAAAATTTAATCCCAGATAAAGATCCACTCTTTGTGAAGTTTGGACCCTACGATGATCTTGCTACTATTATAGCATCAAAATTATTTTACCCATTATTCATTACTGGTTTATCTGGTAACGGTAAAACATTTTCCGTAGAGCAAGCATGTGCTGAACATAAACGTGAAATGATTCGCGTAAACATTACAATTGAAACTGATGAAGATGATCTTCTTGGAGGTTTCCGACTCGTTAATGATTCCACAAAGTGGTTTGATGGTCCGATTGTTCGTGCTATGAAAACTGGTGCCGTAGTTTTACTTGATGAAGTAGATCTAGGTGGAAATAAATTGATGTGTCTTCAACCTGTACTTGAGGGTAAAGGTATTCTACTTAAGAAAATTAATCAGTTTGTTAAACCCGCTCCTGGATTTAATATCATTGCTACTGCTAATACTAAAGGTCAAGGATCTGAAACTGGAAAATTCGTAGGTACTAATATTCTGAATGAAGCTTTTCTGGAAAGATTTCCAGCTACTTTTGAACAGAGTTACCCTAACGAAAAAACTGAAACACAGATATTGAAAAAGATCTTTGATAAGCATGATATTGAAAAAGATGATGCTAAAGATTTTGTTAATAAGCTGATTAGCTGGGCCGTTGGAACTAGAAAGTCTTTTGAAGCGGAAGCATCCGCAGATTTGATTACTACTCGCCGCTTGGTTCACATAGCTAATGCTTATGCTATTCTAAAAGACCGTAGAAAGTCTATTGAAGTTTGTATTGCTCGGTTTGATGAAACTACTAAACACTCATTCATCCAAATGTATGAGAAGTTTGATCCTACAGTAGTTCCAGAGTCGCTTCGTTCAATAGATATGGATGAACTTGAAGCTGCTGCCGCTGCCAAACAAAACGATATTACGAAAATTCTAGGTGGTTCGTAAGAACCATCCAGAGTTCCGTCATAACAACACCTCGGCCCCGATGGAATCTTTCATCGGGGCTTTTTCTTTTAAAAAGTCTTGTATAGAATTATAAGTTATGTTATGATGTATAAAGAAATGAAGAGTAGATGAACTACTCTTTTTATTATAATAATTGATAAGGAAACATATGTCAAAGAAAACGCAAATTGAAAAGTTGAAGGCCCGCTTGAACACAGGCGATAACCTTACAGTGAGTGAAGCTCGTAGTCGTCTTGGGGTTCAGCGTCTTGCTGCCCGTATTCATGAGTTTCGTGAAGCTGGTTTCAACATCTACACTAATAAGGTTAAGGTAAAGACTGGATCGCTTCGTGGTAAGAAGGTAACAGCATACCGTCTTGATTTCCGTACACCTATTGAGTAAACTAAACCGTATTCCCAAGATGCTAAACCCATCTTGGGAAACTTTCATTTTATTATGAGGAATATAACCACATGAAATTTTCTTCCGACACACTTACAATTCTAAAAAACTTTTCTGAGATTAATACTGGCCTTCATTTTAAGAAGGGTGAATCATTAGCAACATGGCATCCTCAGAAGTTTGTTATAGCCGAAGCTTCAATTAAAGAGACACTACCAAAGAACGTAACAGTATTTGATTTGAATAAGCTATTATCAATCACTTCTCTATTTGAGAATCCTGAGTTTGATTTTCAAGCTGATAAAATTCTTATCAGTACAAACAATCGTTCTGTTAATTATTTCTATGCTGAACCTAGTCTAGTGCTTGACCCAGGAGATAAAGCTGCAAAGTATCGCACTGAAGCAATCAGTGGTGCAATTGCTAAAGCTTCTTTTGGTAAAGAAGATCTAAAGAGTCTTAAACAAGCTGCCGCAATTCTATCTCTTCCAGATATTACTATTGTTGGAAAGAAAGATAAGATTACTTTCACTGCTCAAGATAGTGAGAATAGTGCTTCGGATAGTTTCCGAGTGGAAATTGCAGGTGAGGTTACTCAAGACTTTGAAGTTACAATGCGGTGCAATCATTTTAAGGTTCTTGATGGTGACTACGAATTCATTTGTCATCCTAAACTTGCTTACTTCAAGCACACTACTACACCTGTTGAATACTGGATCGCTTATCAGGCTGAATAGTCTATGACAGAAGATGATCTTGAGAAGCACTCATTGGATTTAATAGGTAAAGCTCAAGTATTATATTCTCAAGCTATTAAATGTCACGATAAGAAAGAGAAAGCTAGACTTAGAAAAGAAGCAAGAAACTTTGAGAAGTTAGCTGAAGAAATAGATACAATGAAGAATAAAATAGGTGAAACAAATGGCAATAAAGAAAAATGTTAAAGTGAATAAACCAGAAGTTCCAGAAACTCCACCACTAGATATAGTGAAAGAATCTTTAACTCTTGGACATCTTGTAAAATATAATCTCTACTTACTAACTAAGTCTATTTTGTTTTCTGCGATACTCGCCAAGAGTGATGGTGATGTTGATAAAGCTGCCGCAGAAGCAAACAGAATAATTGGTGAACTTGATTTAGATACTAAGAAGAGATTAGAACAGCAACAATAGTTTCTGTTTATTTTATAATGTGGGTGTGATTATGGAAAGACGTGATGAACACGTTTTGTGGGTAGAGAAGTATCGCCCGCTTAAAGTAGCAGATTGTATTTTAACTAAAGCATTAAAGAATACCTTTCAGGGTATTGTAAACGATGGTAAGGTTCCTAACCTTCTATTGGTTGGTGGTGCCGGTTCAGGTAAGACCACTATAGCAAAAGCAATATGTAATGAGCTAGACTTAGATTACCTCTTCATTAACGCTTCAAGAGAGCGTGGTATTGAAGAAGTGAGAGTACGTATAGCAGACTACGCTCCGACCTTATCGTTCGAGGGTAAGCGCAAGGTCATCATCTTAGATGAAGCCGATAACCTAACGCCTGAAGCTCAATTAGCTTTACGTGCTTCGATGGAAGAGTTTTCAAAGAACTGTTCTTTCATTCTTACTTGTAATTTCAAAAACAAATTAATTGATCCAATTCATTCCAGATGTTCTACAAAAGATTTTAGAATTGGTAAAGAAGAGAAGCAAGAACTTATTGCACAGATGTATAAACGCATCGTGCAGATACTTGAAGTTGAGGAAGTTAAATTTGAATCGAAGGTATTAGCAAGCATTGTTGTTAAGTATTATCCAGATTTCCGAAGAACATTAAATGAACTTCAGTCATTCAGTAAAGCGAATGGAGAAATCAATGAGGGTGTACTATCTTTTGCTGCTGAACTAAACACAAACAAACTATACAAAGCTCTTAAAGATAAAAAGTTTAATGAGGTTCGTGAATGGGTTGTTGAGAATATAGATAATGATCCTCCAAGACTGTATAGAAAGATCTACGATGGTTTGAAAGATAATCTTAAACCAACTTCAGTACCTCAAGCAATTATTTTTATAGCAGACTATCAATATAAATCCGCATTTGTTGCTGACCCTGAGATTAACTTGTTAGCTTGTCTTATTGAGATTATGGTAAACTGTGAATTTGTATGAGCGAAGATTTTGAAATAGTACAACCAAGAAAAGAGAAAGAGGTAGAGAAACCTAAAGCTCCAAATTTCTTTTGGGATTTTCTTTCTGATATTTCTCAGAAAAAACAAAACATCTATAATGATGAAACTAAAAAATCATATTCATCATATATGATTAATAGGTATCTATCAATGCTTCAAGGTACGGTGTTGTATGCTCAAGAAATGAACATGCGGCCGTCACTTGCTCCGGAATTACATTATCAATATCTATTAGATGCTATTCGTCCAATGTATAGAAGGTTTGAATATAAGAAAGCAGATAAAGATCATGAAGATGTTATAATGCTTTCCAATTATTATCAATGTAGTATTACTAAAGCAAGAGATTATTTTAAGTTACATACACTAGAGGAACTATTAGAGATAGGAAAGAAACTTAATCAAGGCGGCACTGATGTTAAGACGAGAAGAAAAAAAACCAAGTCCTGAACAACTTCTGGATTTGGTTCAAGAAGTTCTTCTAGCTATCCAAGATAACAATCAAAACATGAAAGATTGTGCCACACTTCTACGAGCAATCCAAAGAAACCTCCAGCCAGAGAAAAGTAGATGGGAAAGAATTAAGAATGTCTTTCGCTAAATATGACTAGTTGATATTTGTCATATGAAGGCATTAAAATGAATACTGAATTAACTGTAGATCTGATTGAAGTTCTTTTGAAGAAGCCAGATGACTTTCTAAAAGTCAAGGAAACTCTTACTCGCATTGGCGTAGCTTCAAAGCACGATAAAATTCTATATCAATCTTGCCACATCTTACATAAGAAAGGTAAATACTATATCGTTCATTTTAAAGAGCTATTTAAGCTTGATGGTAAACCTACTAACATAACAGAAGAAGATCTTGCAAGACGTAACACAATTGCTAATATTATAGCTGAATGGGGTTTAGTTGATTTAGTAGATAAGGTTAGAACGTCGGCCCCAGTTGCTTCTATTGCTACAATAAAGATTCTTCCATTCAAAGAAAAGAGAGATTGGAAACTTGAAGCGAAGTATAATATAGGTTCAAGTAAGAAAACAGTAAACCAAGTTTCATCTCCAACAGTTAAAATCAAACAGCATGAACCAAAGGAATAATTATGAGTGAATTAGTTATTGCGGGACTACCACAACTAGGAATTTTCAAACAAGATTTAGAAGCAAAACTTCCTGAGTTTGCTACAGAGTCTTCTGCTTGTTTTGATCTACGTGCTTGTATTTCTCCATCACAAGTTATTAAGAAAAGAAATGGTATAGACAATTTAGGAATTACAACTACAGTTGGGCCAGAAAGAAAGATTGATCTTCTTCCTGGAGATAGAGTTCTAGTTCCTACTGGACTTATTTTTGATATACCTGTTGGGTATTCAGTTAGACTACATCCGCGTTCTGGTTTAGCATTAAAGAATGGTATTACACTTGCTAATGCTGAAGGCGTTATTGATGCTGATTATGTTGATCCAGTTTTCGTGTTACTAATAAACACTTCAGATAAACATTTTACAGTAAATCATGGTGATAGAGTTTGCCAAGGTGAATTGGTAAAAGTGGAACCTCTTATAATCACTGAACTAAATGACGCTCCGCTTCCAAAGACTAACCGAAATGGTGGGTTTGGATCTACAGGAATATAATTGACAGCTTTATATCTATTGTGATATACTTATAGTATGAGAATAGTTTGTATAAGCGATACACACACGCTTCAAGATAACATGACTGCTGATATCCCAGAAGGAGATGTTCTCCTTCATGCTGGTGATGTTATGAATTCGGGTTATGATGCTAGTGATATTTTCTATTTCTTGGATTGGTTCGGTGCTTTACCCCATAAGCATAAAATTTTCATTGCTGGTAATCACGATAGACTTTTTGAAAATGATCCTAAAGCAGTAAAAGATATAATTGATAAAAAGAATGGTGTATTAAAATCTTCTAAGAAAAAGAAAATTACATATCTTGAGGATTCTGAAATCGTCATTGATGGTGTTAAGTTTTATGGTTCTCCATATCAGCCTGAATTTTGTAATTGGGCCTTCAATGTGAATCGCGGCCCTGATATTAAAAGAGTGTGGGATAAGATCCCATTGGACACGGATGTCCTCATCACTCACGGACCTCCATATGGTATTCTTGATTGGACAGAATACGATAGATTAAATGTTGGTTGTGAAATGTTAATGCCAAAGATTTTAGAAGTTAAACCAAAGATACATTTGTTTGGACATATACACGAAGCATATGGAGTTAAAGTAGTAGATGATACAACTTTTGTAAATGCTTCTATTTGTACTCTGAGATATAGACCTATAAATAAACCTATAGTATTTGACTATCATCCAGAAAACAAACTTGTAGTAGAGGTTACAGAATGAAAACTTTAGGCAAAGCAGGATCAGACTTAATTAAAGAGTTTGAACAATTAAAACTTGTTGGTTATCTTCCAACACCTAATGATGTTCCTACTATTGGTTGGGGTTCTACTCATATCTTTGGCTGTAAAGTTATTCTTAAAGAAACTATTACACAAGAACAAGCACAAGCCCAGTTTGATTTAGATGTTGCTACTTTTGTTGCCGCAGTAAATAAAAAAGTTGCTGTTCCATTAACACAGAATCAGTTTGATGCATTGGTATCATTGGTGTATAATATTGGTGAAGCCAATTTTGCTTCTTCTACACTATTAAAAATGCTTAATGGTAATAGAATGAAAGAAGCTAAAGATCAATTTGTTCGGTGGAATAAACAGAAAGGAAAAGTTCTGAATGGTTTAACCAGACGAAGAGAAAGAGAACGCGATTTATTTGTGAAGGAAAATTAAAATGAGTGATATATTAATTATTAGATTAGCAAGTGGTGAACAGATTTTAGGTGATATAGATCTGAACTATTCAGATACTCATGTGTTGGTCAAACATCCAACACAGATTGCCGCAGGCCCGAATCCTAAGACGGGACAAATTGATGTGCATATGGCACCTCTACTAACATTAGCAGAAGAAAAAGAAATTCCATTAGCTAAGACTGCCATAACTTTTCATTACACTCCTATATTAGATATCAGAAACAAGTTTTCTAAACTATTTGGATCAGGATTAGTAGCACTATCATAAAAATCTGAGTTGACGCTAAACTCTTTTTATGGTATGATGTTATTATGAGTGAAAAATTCTACACAAATTGTTCCGTCATTGGAAACACTATTCTTTATCGTGGTATAGAGAACGGTGAAAGAATAAAAGAGCGAGTGCAGTTTAAACCTAAACTGTTTCTTCCAACAAATAAACCATCAAAATATAAAACGCTTGATGGTCAAGCTTGTGATAAGATTGAATTCGGTGATATCAAAGAAGCAAGAGATTTTGTAAAACAATATTCTGATGTTGATGGATTTAAGTTCTTTGGTAATACTCGTTGGGTATATGTTTATCTTTCGGATAGATTTCCTAATGTAGTTGAGTTTGATCCAACTAAGATCGTTGTCGCAAATATAGATATTGAGGTCGCTTCAGAAAACGGTTTTGCTCCTGTAGAAAATCCAACAGAAGAGATTACTGCAATCACAATCAAAGCTCACGGAAGGTTTTATGTTTTTGGTTGTGGTATCTTTGAAACAGATAGAGAAGATGTTAAGTATATCAAGTCACGCAATGAACCTGAGATGCTCAGAAAGTTTATTGAGTTCTGGGAAACTCTTGCTCCAGATGTAGTTACTGGTTGGAATTGTCTGCCGCTCAATAGTTTTGTTTACACTAATAACTCAATTAAAAAACTTAAAAATCTTTATAATAAAGAAATTTTAAATATTGATAATAATGTTACAAATTTATATCCAAAAAGCACCAAAAGAATTTGGGAGATAAATTTAGCCACTGGTCAAAAAATATCCTCTTCAGGTGAACATAAATTTTTTACTTGTAAACCGAAAGTTCCATATCAGAATATCACTCAAATGTTAAAAGCCGGAATTTGGACAGAATCTAAAAATATTGACAAAGAATCATTCCTGGTTATTCCAAAACATAAAAATATAAACCAAACAACAGTAGAAGATTTAGATTTGTTTTATGTTTTAGGGATGCTATTTACCGACGGCACTAAACAGGGTAAGGCCGCCGCAATTTACAACACTAAAGATGAAATTATAAATCGCGTTGCATTATTTACACAAAAACATAAAATCGCTAACCATGCAAGCAAAAGCGGAATATCACTCAGTCATAGACCGTGTAAAAGAGTTAGAATGTGGCTAAGAGATGACCACATTCTTAGCCAGTATATTCATTTAATTTATAACGATGACAAAAAAGAATTAAATGTTGAAGAATTGTCAAAACTATCCAAAGAAGAATTTGAGTATTTTTTATCGGGTTTAATAGACGGCGACGGTTCCGTTGGTAAAAATGGTAAAATTAGTTTTTGTAATTATAATGATCAAATATCAAACTTAAATGAATTGTTGTTATGGAATGGAATTATATCTAGTGGATTTACAGCAAATAGACTTTATATTTCTAAAAGGTGTGAAGTCAATTTAAAACTGTCACATCCAATAAAAAAATCTCGATTGCTTTCCGCCGACATGAATTTTTTTAGAGCAAAATCCGCTCCAAATAAAATTGCCAAAATATTAGAAAACGATGATTGTTATTTGGTTAAAGTTAAATCAGTTGTAGAAACTTCTGAATATACCGAAATGATGGATATAGAAACATCAACGCACGAATTTATTGTAAGTGGCGTTAAAACTCACAATTGCACCTTTTACGATATACCTTATATTGTTAACAGAATATCCAGAGTGTTTAGTGACAAAGAAGCAAAAAGGCTTTCTCCTTGGGGATATCTATCCACCAGGTCTTCTAATTACAAAGGTAAACAACATCAAGTTGTCGAGTTGGTTGGCATTAGCACACTAGATTATATTGAACTTTATAGAAAGTTTGGTACTCGTCAAGAGAGTGAAAAACTTAATTATGTAGCATACGCTGAGTTGGGTGAAAAGAAAATTTCATATACAGAGTTTGGCTCTTTACAAGAACTATACAAACAAGACTATCAAAAATTTATTGAATACAATATTAAAGACGTTGAGTTAGTAGACAAGTTAGAACAAAAACTTCAATTAATTAATATGAGTTTTGCAATGGCGTTTGATGCCAAAGTAAATTTTTCCGATGTATTCGCTCAAACACGAATGTGGGATGCAATTATTTTTGACTATGTAAAAAAGAAAGATATAGTTTTACCACAAGTAAAAGAAGTTACAAAAGACGAACAATATGCCGGTGGCTATGTTAAAGAAATTAAACCTGGCATGTATGATTGG